TTGGTCTAGATTCAGTTTCAGATTCAGACTTGCGTCTTGCAGCAATTTCTGCCTTATGGGTGTCTCTATACTTTTTAGAAGCCGCTCTTTCTTTAACGGTAGTTTTACCGTCAGAGTTTTCCTTTTTCGACTCAGCCTCAGCTTTACGCTTCTCACTCAGAGCTTGTCGGGCTTCGCTGAGGGCTTTGTTCAAGGCGCTAGCTTTTGCCTTAAGCCGGACTATTGTGGCATTAGTTGAAGAAGTTGATTTAGAAGTCGTTGGTGTACTAGGTTTAGATGAACCCTTTTTACGACCCTTTAACTTTTTAGTTCTTTCATAATATTCATGAGCTTTTACGGGATCATAGTTTTCGGCGGTAGGCATTAAGCCTCGATCCCTAGATCACTCAACTCCCGATCTAAAGCTGCTTCTTCATCACTAATTTCGGGTTGGGCTGGCTTATCTTCTCCACTTGTGATTTGCTTATCAAGTGGCATATTACTGTTAACTAGCTGACTTGCTTGTGGTTCTTGCGATGGCTTTAGGCCAATAGCTGGTCGAAGCTCATTTGGCGTAGCAATTTGGTTACGACTTAGAGCGTCGGCAATGTCAGCAAGCTGACTGATTGGAATCATCTTAAGTGGCGTCTGGAAGTACATGATAGTTTGCCCTTGCGTACGAGCAGTCTTAGTCAAGAACTTCATAGCCATACCTTCAACAATTGCGTCCATAATAGGCTCAATGGTCCTATTCATGTAGTTAAGCATTGCAACGTCGTCGGCGGTTCCATTCATAATTTCAGCAGTTAAACCAAGTTCATTAAATAATTGCCCTTGCAAATATTGAACTTGACCAAGCAAATTGTTTTCAACGGAACGATTAAGTTGTGTAATTTTTTCTGTTCCATCAGTATAAGCAATACCATATGTACTACCGGTAAGCTGTTCTTCGATTTGACCACGACGTGCTTCAGCCTGCTTTTGTCTTGCTTCAGACTTAATCACATAAGGAAGCTGAACAATGATATCTAACTTACCCTTGCTTGAAATTTCATCAACGTTGTCCAATAAACTAAGTTTATGAACAAGTCTTTGAAGAGTCGAGTTGGGTTCGTTCATTACGGAATAGAACGGATTTTCAATGATAGCTACAATAGACTTTGGAACCCAAATATCTTCTTTTTGGCCAGTTTTCTGGTTATATGCCCGAACTTGAACATGTTCCGGCTTCCATTGAAGAACCGTACCAATCCGCATGTCCTTGATGTCCCAGTTACCTGAGCTTAATGGATCAAGCGTAGTATTAACTGGTAATACAACCATGACTCCCTCGGAAAAGAGAGTAAGAGCCATGTCTCGACGAATATGGCTTCCTGACTGATCAATGTTTCCTGCAACGGTTAGGCATTCGTTAAGACCAGACTTAATGGTCTCTTGATATTCGCCTTTTTCGTTGGTTCGAACATGCTCAATTCTAACACTTGAAACATCAATAGCCAGTCGAGTATAGATCGAAGAGATGATTGTTCGTTCACTAAAGATTCGGAACCTAGGCCTATCTGGTGAAGAACTACTTGTCATACCAGATGGAACAAACTGTTGAGTCTTTTTTTCATCTGAAGAGAACGAGTTCCAGGCATGCTTCAAACGTTCTGTGAATCTACCCACATCATCACCTCCTCTATTCAAAAGCTTCTTTGTTGAGTTTATAAGCAATCCAAGCATCCATCAAAGCAGCCACGTTGTCGATCTTTTCTTCGTGTCGACGCTTTAATAGTTTTCTGTTACCATTAGTGTCTTCAATTGTAATGGCATTACCCATGCCAAAGCTCATTAATGCTTCATCAAACAAAAGCAAGTTTTGCTCTGACATTTTCTTAAGCTCTCCTAATGGTACAGATTCAGTTCTTGCTCCTTGAATGACCTTCTCCATAGCATATGGTCCATTTTCAATTTCCCAACGAGTGGTAAACTCTTTAGCATTATATGGGTCGAATCCGAAAGACCTAACATCATAGTTCATAAGTAAAATATGATTGTCTAAGTCTTCATATACATCCATCATATCAAGAACTGTAGTATCAAAAATATGGAGAGATTGTTCTTCTCGGAACTGGTCATACTTAAATCGAAGCGCTCCAGGTAGGCTATATAGTGTGTTCTCAGTAATGTAGCTACGAGTTTTCACACCAAAAGCACCATCCCTTAACGGGAATAGGAATGTGAATGCACAGAAGTCATCACCTTGGCTAAGGTCTGCGCCCATTGAACAAGGTAGACCTCGGAAATCTAGACGCTTCTCTACCGGTAGTGTTTCTTCATAAGTAAAGAAGTAAGTATAACCTTCCATTGGTAGACCAAAGCGCTTTGCTAAAATATCGTTTCTTGCAGCAGGCGCTTTCTCAGCACGCTCTACATCAAGAGCATAGGTGTCATATGTGACAGTCAACCCTAGATTGGGATTAGCTTTGACCCATAATTCTGGGCTGTTAACTTCTTCAACATTATCTAATTTGTAATGCCAGATTGACACATGTGGTGCAAGATACTCGCCTTTTAAAATATCGGCAAGTTCCATCTTGATTGTATCACCAGAACCATTACGAACAGTACCTTCTGAGCTGATAGCAATAATTAAATAGTCATCAAGCTTGGATGCTCCTTGCTCAATGGCTCCAACGACGTCTTCTCTAAGATCTCCAGACAACCACTCATCAACACTTGATACTTTAGGCCTAAGACCTTGAAGTTTATTAATCGACATAGGGCGAATTTCAAGAATTGACCCAGTTAGAAAATTCTCAATGCCTTTTTTAGTCGATGCAAGTTTGACACGATCGGCTTTAGAGCCAGTAGTGTTTTGAATAGACCCTTCAGTTAAAAACTGAAAGAGTGGTCCAGGAGCTCTTGTGATAGAAGTACGAATCGGTCCCATTACTTCTTCTGCTTGTTTCATGGTTGGAGCCGTAGTGATTTGATGCGTCGTCTCAGTATCAATATTTAAAAAATAGCTTTGAACACAAGAGGCATACATAGATTTAGCAGAACCTCTTGCTGTAATGATATACTGTTTAGTGATAAGGCGTTTCTTGATTGTCTTAGTTACAAAACCGCCTTTTTCGAATTCAGTTGCTGGTTGCCAAACTTGACGATCGACAAAGTAAAACCAAGCAAAGATTTGTTCAGCCCATACTTTAAATGAGTCAAGCAAATGTAGCTCAGTTCCGTCTGTCAAAGTAAGTTCTTTTTCACAATAAGCAATAAATCCGTTGATTGCCTGATCGTCATAGTAAATATCAGGATCTTCAATAAGAGCGTCAATTCTGTTCATTTCAAGAGAAATTTCTTTATTAACTGGGATTTCTCCTGCTAGAACCTTATTGCGGAATTGGCCGTAATATATTGGAACTGCAGTGTTCGATAATGTCACGGCTCGCCTCCTAACTAAGCACGATGCTTCCCTGGCTTCTTGGTAGATGGGAACAAATTATCATATAACAGTTTCCCAGCTGGGCTATCAGCAAATCTAATTACTGCATTAGCAGTGTCACCAAGATTCAACACTGTCTTAATCTTTGATTGTCCCTTTGCCAGAACTGAAGAAGCAGCTTTTGCCTCAACAAAACGCTTTTCAGTATTCATACGATTTACTAACTGAGATAACTCTGCATCACTAACTGCAGATAAGCTTTTGGCTTTCTGGATTTTTGTAATTGTCTGACGAGCTTTTGCAGCATCAGCAGACTCTACTTGTCCTCCAGCTAATTTAGCCAATTCATCATCAGATCGTCGAATACCCCATCTCATACCTTTAATGCCATAGTGTTCTAAACTAGCATTCTTAAGGTCGAGACCCGTAAGAAACTTATCTAAATCTGTACTCATTTACCCTCCTCTCTATCTTTACTTTTAACTAAGTGGAATTCCAAACACACCCAAATATGGGGTTAGTCCTCCTCCATCAGCAAACAGTGTAGAGCTAGCAGAGAAGTCAGTTGATCCAAGTTTTGTAAGAATTGACGTAACTGCCATAGAAGATTCTGCAGAAAGATCAGCAGAAGACAGTTTTGTCAAAATTACATTTGCAACCAGATCTGATTCAGAGGACAATGCAACAGAACCAAACTTTTTAACTACTGGACTAGTAGTCAAAGTTGCATTAGAACTAAATGAAGCAGTTCCAGTTACAGCACCTGTATCGATAGAGAGAACAGAGTTACCAGCAAATGAGACATAACCAAACGTCTTAAGAGATGACGTGGCTACCATAGATGATTCTGAAGCGAAAGTAACAGAAGACAACTTCTTAATTGTTCCATCAGAACTCATAGATGAATCTGAGGAGAACGCAACAGAAGATAATTTCTTTACTGTAGCATCAGAAGCAAGAGATGATTCCGAAGAGAAAGCAACCGAACCAAAGGTCTTCACAGTTGGATCGGCAGTCATTGTCGCATCGGAGCTAAATGATGCAGCTCCAGTTACAGCACCTGTGTCAATTGTAAACTGAGAATTACCACTAAAGTCAGCAGAAGCTAAAGCGGTTACTGTTGAAGTAGCCGTTAGATTCGACTCAGCAGAGAATGTAACTGTTGCAAGCTGTTTACGTATTCCACTGCCAGTAATAGACGATTGACCAGAGAAACTAACAGATGCTACGCTCTTTAGTGACCCGTTGGAGGTAATAGACGATTGACCAGAGAAACTAACAGATGCTACCTTCTTTACCACAGCATTTGCTGTCATAGAAGAAGCACCAGACAACGAAGCCGTTGTTAGTTTCTTAATTGTGCCATTAACTGTCAAAGATGAAGCAGCATCAAATGTGGCATCACCAAAGCGAGTAACCGTTGGGTCAACGGTTATTGTCGCATTACCAGACAGCGCAGAAACGCCTTGTACAGCACCGACATCTATTGTCATCAAAGATTCTGAAGACAAAGAAGCAGCAGCAAACAAGACCGGAGTAGCTTCAGCCGACATCAAAGACTCAGATGACAAAGAAGCAACAGCTTGTTTTGCAATAGTGCCATCAGCTGAAAGTGATGAGTTACCACTAAATTCAGAAGATGCTACCATTTTGACAGTTGCTGAAGAAGTTAGTGAAGACTCACTAGAGAAGGATGCAGTACCCTGTTTTCTTAGAGTTGCTGCCGCCGTTAGTGAAGACTCACTAGAGAAGGATGCAGTACCCTGTTTTCTCA